GAAGTCACAGCAGGAGAGGCCGCACTTAATCGTGAACAAGCGGAACTTCTCCAAAGTGAGATGTTTGATCAAGGCTTGCGCACAGCGCGTTACGAACAAGAGTTGGAAAAAGATTTGGAGACGCATAAGTCTGATCTCAAGAAAAAAGAACAAAAAGCAGCTGCTCCACAAAGAAATACTATGCCAAACGGTGTAGTATCACGCCCTGTTACCAATAAATAACAGGTAACCATAGGCTACCCCTTGACAAAGTTGAGCGGTTCCCTATATGTTCACTTGTCAGCGTTAACCATAAATCTTAATCATAAAAGTTAATCATGGTACGTTTGGCAACTTTATTCAACAGAACCGGAGTCCGGTTCGAACGATAGCGGAGTTATCGTATGCCCATTATTTATTATGACACTAAAGAATCTGTCCCTAGCGATTTTTCCGATGTGGCTCAGGAAGTCACCGATGATGGAGATAACAAAGGGAAATACGCGGTCAACGTTGTTAGCCGCAAGAAATTGGATGAGTTCCGCACGAACAACACCAATTTGGCCACTACTCTTGAAGAACTGAAAGGGTCGCATGCTGCGATACTTGCGGTTATCGGAGGAAAAAGTGGAGAAGAATTCGACCTTGAAGGTTTCAAGGAAAAGTACAAGGGCCTTGTCGATACTGCACAAAAGGTGGCAGACGGCAAAGTCAAAGGTTCAGACGACATCGAGAAGCTTGTTTCTGAACGTATGGAAATTGCTCGTAACAAGCTCGATGGGCAGTTGCGAGATGCCGCTAAGCACACGGCAGACATGAAGGCAGAGCGCGACGAGGCCGTTGCGAACTACAAGAGGACCTTCATTGATCGTGCGGTTGCGGAAGCGTTTACTGACCCGGAACTCGGCGTTCAACCGTCAGCTTTGGGTGACGTGATGCAAAAAGCGTATCACGTGTTTGTTGTAGAAGAAGACGGCGCTCTCATTCCTAAAGGCAAGGGTGGCGCTACACTATACGGTGAAAACGGTTCTGAGCCACGCTCTGTTAGGGAATGGATCACGATTGACCTTCGCAAGGAGGCACCGCACTACTTTAAGGCGAGCACCGGAGGTGGCGCTGGCGGTGGTGGAGATTCCAAGCAATTCGGCGGTATGTCAGAAGCAGATTTCAATGCTCTGCCAGCTGCGAAGAGATTGGAGATTGCGAACCAGATGAAGTTCAGAGCTTCGTCAAAACGGTAAGCATCTCCGTAGTTGCCTCCACTATTTTCACGGAGGCTTTCCAAATGGAAGCTCGGGGAGTTTCCGTGAAACAGCGATTTAGTGACTAAATCGTGTTGTGTGGCAGCTTAAGACCATTTGTAGGAGGAAACTATGGGTCTTACCCTTCTTGAGGCGTCCAAATTGAACAGCGGCGAAGTAAAGCGCGCAGCTGTCATCGAAATGTTCGCAGGTAATAGCGATATTCTGCGTGCGTTCAACTGGGAGAACATCGTTGGTGGTGCTCTTCAGTATACCGTTGAGGGCGCGCTTCCGGGCGTTGCTTTCCGTGGTTATAACGAAACCTACACCCCGTCTACCGGCGTTGTAAACCCGGAAGTCGAAGTCCTGAAGATTCTCGGTGGCAACCTTGACGTTGACCGCGCGATCATCAAGACTCGCGGTGAAGGCGTTCGTTCTTCGCAGGAAGCCATGAAGATCAAGGCGATGGCTTTGCACATCGCTGACAAGATCGTCAACGGCGACAGTGAAGCAAACCCGCGCGAGTTCGACGGCCTTCGTAAACGTATCGTTGGTTCACAGCTTGTTCCTGCTAACCTCGGTGCACCGGCTGCAAACAGCGCACTCTCGCTGGAAGCACTCGACAAGGCTATCGACGAAGTTGACGGTGCAACGCACTTGATTATGTCTCCTGACATGCGTCGTAAGATCATCAAGGCAGCACGTGCTGGCGTTGGTGGTGATATCCAAGTTGGCGAGGATGGCTTCGGCTTCCGCGTTACACGCTATAATGACCTCCCGATCCTGGTTGCTGATTACAACGACCTTGGTCAGTCCATCATCGATTTCGATGAGGCAGGTCCTGCTGGCGGCACGACTTCTACGTCCATCTATGTTGCTCACCTCGGTGACGGCTACGTTACTGGTCTCCAGAACGGAACGATGGAAGTTGAAGACCTTGGCCTCCTTGACGATGGTGTTTACTACCGCACGCGCGTTGAGTGGATCGCTGGTATGGCTGTTATGCACGGTCGCGCATGCGCTCGTGTATGGGGTGTTACCAACTCTGACGTTACGGCATAATAGTAACGTTAATAATAAAAGTTACCGCTTCGTTCAACAAAGTGGTAACCTACTAAAAACGCGAAGCTTAGCAGGAGGTTTCTATGGCTCGCATGTCAAGTAAAGTATCTCGCGGATTTGACGCTGCGGAGGCAGTGACGCTCCGTTCAGTCGACGCGGGTGTAGTGGGCGCGGATACGTCCGATGCCGCCGTTGCTCTTAATACGCTCGTTAACGCAAAGTGGGACAATGACGAAGTACCTAATGGTGTCTTCTCCGTCTCGCTCGTTGTTGACGCGATTTCTACTTCTGGCGGTGACGAAGTGTACGACTTCTATATTGAGGTTGCTACGACTTCTGCCTTCAGTTCGCCGGTAGAAGTTGCTCGCCTCAAAGACATCCCTTCTGCGGGTGTCTATGAGATTCCGATTTCTTCTAAGACAATCGAGAAACTTGTTCCTGGGGCGAAGTTCATCCGTAGCCGTGTAGACGTGACGGGCTCAGCGCCTGTTGCCATCTACGGTGCTTGGTTGACGTTCCTCACGCACTAATCTCCGTGAGTAAGAAGTTCACTCCCAGATGTGAGGTATATCTGGATAGGGGCGGGTAGAGGGTAACACCTGACCCGCCCTTTATACTCTGTAAACACAATAAGAAACTTGAAGTTGAATTGAAACGCAAAACCGAAAGGTCATCTCATGTCACAAGCGACACATATTGCTGTCATTGATCCTGATGGAAATCTACACGAGGTTACGCGTCGTAACGCGAATGATCTCGTGACGCATCTTGGTTGGCGGTACAGCACCGCAGGTTCCTTCGTTGTCGATAAAAACGCACAAGCACCTCGTGAGGTGAAATCGCGGGAGAATCGTATCAAGGAACTGGAAGAAAAATTCGTAGAGAATGAATCTACGGCGAAGAAGCAGAAAGAGAATGGAGCCTCTTCGACTAAGAAGGCGAAGAAGAAAGGCACCGCGTTGAAGCATGATGACGTCGATCTCATTGCTGAGAGTGAAGATGTAATCCCGGTGGATTTCCAAGAAGAGGCAAACTTCGATGAAGAAATCGCCGCTATTGACGCGGATACAGCGGGAAAGGACTAACGCCTTTTGATTGCTTGCCTTGTAGGCAGAAAGAACTTCGAAGGCGTAAATATTTAGGGAAGTGAGCAGACTCACTTCCCACTTTGAACAACAGAAAGCTGGAGCGCAACGTGGACCCCGTTTCCCCTCCACCATCAGATACTACATGGATCGGCTATACTGCGCCGATTATGTGGCTTTTGCTCGCGATGGCCGGGGGCGTCGCGCGCTATCTTGATTCGTATCTTCGAACCGGTGTGATGCCGAAAGTCGGCATCCTATTCGCACATACTCTCGTGAGCGGGTTTTCAGGCTATATGGTAGCGCAAGTGCTACTGCGCATCCATCCTGACTGGGCACTCGTAGCTGCCGGAGTTGGCGGATATTTAGGAACGCAGGGCCTCGATTGGGCGGCTACCGCTATTAAGAATCGCGCACTTCCGGGCAGTTCTGCGAATAAGGGGGAGTGAGATGACCACGCATACCTGCACGGAGTGTGGGATTGGTTCGCAGAATGCCCGTTTTTCTTTTTTAGCTGTTCTAGCTAGCGGCATCGCTGGATATTTAGCGGGTGTTGTTGCTGAATCCTTCCAACTAACGCTTCCATTGGCCGGAGCCTTCGCGGGTTATATCGGCTTCATGGGAGCGCAAACCCTAAGTCTAATCCATCTACTGTGGAATTCTCGTTACCGAGGAAGTGCCGTAATTCCCGAGTGAAACAAGGTGCATTATGTGGAACGAGCTTATTAGCTTTTTGTTCTTTCTCCTTCCAATGGGATTTATTCTTTATTGTTGGAGATATGGGGACGCTTTCACATTTGCCGCAGCATTGATGGCGTTGGCCGTTCTGTCTAGCGCTGGTGCCGGGAAAGTTATACCGCTCTTCGGTCAAGAAGTTGCGGGAGGCTCCACCTATATCCCCGCTACATTCATTCTCATAGCTTTGATGGCGAAGAAGTTCTCCAACACGGTCGCGCTGCGTGTGCTGAACGGTGTTTTTCTAGGACTTGTTCTCTATACCGCGTGTTTGGCCCGGTGGCTGGCGTTCGCTTATTGGACGCCTACAGGAACAACGCATGATTTTGATCCTTCATTGATTGCACTTCGAAACGCGATGCTAACAACCATCCCCATTTATTTCAGCGGTATATTCATTATCGCTGTTCGAAAATTATTGATGGATGTCCAGCCGCATTTCAGAACGTGGACGCCTGTATTCCTTGACATTGTGTTAACAACACCCATCTCTCTATTAGCAGTTTATTGGGCCTCTGGGGGAGATGCCGCTGTTATTACTGAAGAGTTGGTATATGGGACCATCGCGGTGCGCTTCGTGATGCCTGTACTCGTTATTAGTTACATATTATGGGAAACACGGGGGAAGCGGCATGGCCGGGAGTTACAATGATAATTTGACGATTTCTCCAGCGGGGTTGGCGCTTATCAAAAAGTGGGAAGGTTGGTACCCAAAGGCGTACAAAGACCCTGTAGGCGTGTGGACGATTGGTTGGGGAACCATCGGCGCGGAAGCTGTGCCTGGACGCACGATTACGAAGAAGCAGGGTGAAGTATTTCTGAAGCGTGACTTGGCAGACGACGAGGAAACGGTAAAGAGATTAGTTAAGGTTAAGCTCACCCAACATGAATTCGATGCCTTGACCTCCTTTGTTTATAACTGTGGATCAGGAAACTTTAAAAGTTCTACGCTTTTGAAGCTGTTGAATCGTGGCAATAAAGTCGGTGCCGCTGGTCAATTCATTCGTTGGAACAAAGGGCGCAGCCGTGAAACCGGGAAGTGGCTGACGCTCCCAGGACTGACTAGCCGTCGTAAAGACGAGACAGCCTTGTTCCTTCTGCCGGATGAAGAGAAGGCGACCATCACAAGCGCAGAGGTTGCACAACAGCGTCCAATGGAAGCACCGAACGATCATGACGGCGGCGTCATCGCGGAGGCTCCAGAAGACAATCCAAACGCTTTGCAGGAAATCATCAAGAGCAGTGACACGATTAAATTGCTCGTGGTGTCTGTAGCAAGTTTAGGTGCAGCTGTTTCAAGTCTACTTGAACCGATTAAAGATGAACCGCTGACTGCACTCAGCCTATTGGTGGCAGCACTCTCCTTGGGTGCCGTTTTCTACGTCAAATATCGTGATACGAAAGAGGGACGCTAATGGCTGTTACCTTCACAGTGGAAGACGGTACGGGGATGGCAACATCTAATTCGTACGTATCTGTGAGTTACGCGGATGACTATCTAGTCATTCGTCCTCACACGGCTCCGTGGCTCAATCTGTCTTCTACGGATAAAGAGAAGTATTTAATGCTAGCGACGCGAACGCTGGATCGCAGAGCGATTTTTCGCGGAGAGAAAGTCGTGCCAGAATCAGCGCTTCGTTGGCCCCGAGCGGGAGCAAGTGACTGCGATGGCGTAGGACAGGCTTACGATACAGTACCTGATGCGATTAAACACGCGACAGTAGAACTTGCTTATAACTTCGTGTTTCATGACATTGATCCATCCATCTCAGTATCAACGGGTGGAGCCATCAAACGAATTAAAGCTGACGTTCTAGAGATTGAATATCAGGATGGTACGCAAAACTCTGCGGGGAATTATTTGCCGTTGGGGATAAACGACATTTTGCGTTGTCTCGGTAGAATTTCAACAGGTAACGGAAGCAGCTTCGGCAGAATTCTGAGGGCATAATGGCACTTAAGGACACACTGTTCACGGCGGTAAATACAATTATGACAGCATTGGAGGATGTTCCGATGATGATTTCTTATTATTCCGTCTCCCCGACAGGTTCTTATAATGTAGCCACGGATTCTCTGAGTAAGACTGAAACTCTCATTTCCTGCCAAGCTGTTAAATACAAATCAAAAGTGGAAACACAAGATTGGAAAAAAACAGAATTAGACGAGACGAAAATTCTTATCGCTGGTTCGGTTTTCGTAGATGCAGCGGTTACGCCGAAAGAGGACGATTATATGATCGTTGAAGGCGTACGCTATGAGATAAAAAATATACGCCCAGCGCCTACAAACGCATTATACGTTTTTGTAGTGAGGGCTGTGTGATGGGGATGATTCTGAAAGGACTGTCGCAACTACGTAGTAAGTTCGATAAATTCATAAAAAGACAAGACACACGTGTTGCTGATCTCCGTAAAAATATCGCCGCTGAATTGCTAGACGCTATTATCGAAAACACACCTGTTTGGTCTGGACGTACCGTACGTAGTCTTATGGTATCAAACACAGCAGGTAGCAGTAACGCCGCTGAATCCCATCCGGATAGAGGAGATCGCTCTCCAGATGGAAGGTGGGACTCACATCCTGAGTTTGGTGATACGAAATCAATGCCGATCGGTTCTGAACCGATGCGAGGAGCCGCACAAGCAATAGCGCGCGCGTCTTTGCAGATGACTAAGTTTGGAGTCGATGACCGCGTGTATATTACGTCCTCATCTTATAACTGGGACGACGTAGATACTGGACGGCATAGCTATTTCCATCCGGTGAGACAAGTGGCGCAGGGGAAAGTCGTTATTAGTGAACTAGCTATCGCACAAGTTCGGTCCATGTTTGGTAAGGCAGTAAAATGAGCGTTCGTGATGAAATGAGACAAGCGATGTATGATCGCTTGCTAACATTTTTCCCCACAGAATTCGGAAGAACTGTGCCGATTGGGTTGGAAAATCTCGAATTCGTTCAGCCGAAAAACGATCCGTATATGATGTGTTGGTTTCGATTCATGAAGTCAAAGAAAGCATCCATTGGTACAACGCAATCATTCATACGAACGCAAGGTTTCTTCATGATTGACTGCATCGTACCGAAAGATTCCGGTTCAAAAGTTTTGTGGCAGATGGCTGATACATTGAGTGCCATCTTCAAAGAGCAAAACTTCTCTCTCGTAGGTGGTTCAAATGTAACACTGTATCCGCCTGATACATCTGGAGCCGGTAGGTCACAAGATGGCGGATATATGGTGACGGTGCTTGTACCGTTCTTTATCGATGCAGCACCAGTATAAGGATTAAATACATGTCTACTTGGATGGATATCGCCAAAAAGTATGAAGGTACAAAAGAGATCAAGGGCTCGAAAGACAATCCCGTTGTCGTCGCCTTCTTCGCGAAGTCTGGTCATCCCGAGATCAAGGATGATGAAACTGCATGGTGTGCTGCGTACGTTAATGCGGTGTTATATGAAGACAACCGTGTTGGAACGAAAAGTCTCTTAGCAAAGTCCTTTTTGAAACTTCCCGATAGTGACGAAGTAACGGGGGTACCTGAATACGGCGACATTGTTGTGTTGCATCGCGGCAGCCCCTCAAGCTGGCAAGGTCACGTAGGATTCTTCATCAAATGGGATGATGATTACGTTTATCTTCTCGGTGGAAACCAAAGTGATGGTGTGAATATTTCGAGATATTCTCGTGATCGCATTGCGGGTATAAGACGTCTCCGTGAGACCGTAACAAAAACGCCTATTGTTCCAAAAATCACGGATAAGAAAGAACCAGTCGCGAAAATCGAAGAAACCGTCATCGGCGTAGGCGGTGCAGCTTTGGCGATTAAACCACTCACGGAAGGCGACTTCCTTACGGGGCTTGTAACCATCGCTATTTTTGCAGGAATCATAGGGTATTTAATCCTAAAGCGTCGTAGGTCTTGAATTTTTCGTTAACGTTACTAAGTATGGTTAACGGATTGGCCATCCAAGAAAATCGATAACAAGTCCCCTAGCTAGGAGGTTTTTCAATGCCCATCAATCAATGCGGCTTGCAGGCGGCGGAATCTAACCGCACCATTCTTCGTTATATTGCAGAATCACCAGATTGCTGGGGTGTCACCCCTGCTACAGGTACGACACGTGAAATGCGTATCGCATCTTCATCGCTGGCGGCTAACAAAGAAACCGTTGTTTCTGATGAAATCCGCGCTGACCGCATGATTTCTGACGTTATTGAAACCGCCGCTTCATCGGGTGGCGACATCAACGTTGAATTCTCAGCAGGCTCTTTGGATGACTTCTTGCAAGCATTCGTTCTTGGTGCGTGGACGCGTCCTATGACCTTCGACAAATTCGAAGGCGCGAATGTTGGTATCGTTGATAACACTGGCACGACTGAAATCACAATTGCCGGTGCGGATTACAGCGCTTACTTCACAGCAGGTCGTCGCCTTAAAACTGAAGGCTTCATTAAACCCGCGAATAATGATTATTGGCAGATCGCATCGGTAGCTTACGCTTCTGGCGTTACAACAATTGTAACGACGGGAACAACAGGTGTCACGGAAGCAGGCGCTGATTACTCAAAAGTCATCGACGCCAACGATGTTATCGTGCTCAAGAGTACAGATATTCGCGCCGGAACATCTGGTACAAGATCATTTGACTCAGACGGAGCCAACGCTTTCGCTACTGCGATTGCAACCGGTCATCTTGTCGTTGGTCAAAAAATCTATGTTAATGGCTTGGGCTATGAGACTGGAACGTTCACCGTAGGATCGCTTCCAACTGATGGTGAAACTGTTACCATCAATGATGGTGAAAAAGCTGTTACGTTCGAATTTGATAACGACGCAGCTTTTGCTCGCGGAAACGTCGGTGTAACTATTGGAGCCGATGCTGCTGGCACGGCGGCCAACTTACAAGCGGCGATCATGGATCAACTCTGGAAGGGTAAGATTCAGTGTTCAGCTTCAGCGGCTCTGGGTGTTGTCACTGTACGCAACCTTCACCCTGACCAAGTGGCGAATGCTGCCACATCTACACTGACGGAAAGCACAGCAGCGGCGGTAACAGCTGCTACTTTCTCAGGTGCTACAGCTTCTTTCGGCGTGTTCACAATCACGGCGCTCGCGAATGATACGATCACGGTTGCGGAGCCGGTTGCTACGAATGCTAACGCAAGTGCGGTGGCAGTTACCGTAAAGGGTTCGCACCTTCGTAATCCCGGTGTTCTTGAAGACATTACACCACAGTCCTTTACCGTTGAGACAGGTTTCTCTGACGTTGGGCAGTACTTTAAGCAGACCGGCCTTCGAGCAGGTTCGTTCGGTATTACTGTTGCTTCCGGTGAACTCGTTTCTGGTACTGTGACACTGATGGGTAAAGAAACGACAGCACACAGCGCTACTGTGCTCGGTTCTGCACCTTATACGCCACTGGCTTCTACAGCGACGCCAGTGCTTAACGCGACAACGAACGTCGGCTCCATCTACAAGAACGGTGAATTGCTCGCTACGGCGCTGCAATCTATCGAGATCAGTGGTGAGGCGGCCCTCCGTGAGCAGCGCGCGGTAGGATCACGCTTCCCGGCTGGTATCGGTACAGGTCGTTTCAACTTGTCTGGAACGATCACGTCATACTTCGAAACGCTGGAAATGTACGATCACTTCCTGAACCACGACACAATTTCTCTGGCGTTTGACTTCAAGGATAACGACAAATCAGTGTATTGGTTCACAATCCCAGCACTCAAGATCACGTCTGATCCGATTGCTCCAGGTGGCATCGACCAAGACGTTCTCGAAGAGTTGGAATTTATCGCCATTCGCGATGCTGGTTTGAACACAATGTTCATGGTTGACCGCTTCTCATCGGTTCTCCCGGCGACCAGCTAATACGCGTAAAAAAGTAAAGTGCGGGTCGGCCTCTGATTCTCCACGGAATCATGCTCCCGCACTCAGTGTATGTACCCGTGCAGCGTGTGAGGAGGATTTACGATGGCACTTATCACTGATCCAGACTATCTAAGCCTAGGGACAGAGGTAAGCATTAGCACGTCTGTTCGCGAAATCACGTTGTCTCGTGCGTACAGGTGGTTGGCGTGAAATCAGTTCATCTTCTGCGGTTAAACGTCAGTATGTTGGAATTATATCATTAGGTTTTATAGACAAGAACGCCGGAAATAAGGCATATTATGCTTTTGAATCAGATGATGAACGTACTGAATTTACGTATGCTGGCCCTGTTAATGAGGCGATTCAAACCGTAACGACAGGCAAGTACACTTTCCTCCAGGATATTACGAAGTAAGGTGAGAAGGCTTGACAAAACCTTCTTTTTTCTTATATTAACCATACTAGTTAACCTCACTTTCACCAACCAAACGCACACGGAGTTACTATGACATCAATTTACGAAATGTTTGCCACAAACGAGACCGACGCAGAAGACGGTAAGTGGTTTGACTTCGGACCTACGATGAAGGTTCGGATTCGCCGTTTCAAATCCAAGAAATCTCGCAAGGTACGCGAAGCTCTCGAAGCACCGTACAAGCGCGTAACGAAATTCGGTACGACGCTTCCTGATGACGTGCAGGAAGACATTGCAACCGAGCATATCGCTACGGGTATCGTAGTCGATTGGCGCGGAGTTACAGATCGTGACGGCGCTGAAATTAGTTATTCAAAAGCTGCCGCTATTAAACTTTTCACCGAAATCCCCGAGTTCCGCGATGCTGTCGCGGAAATTAGTCTTTCTCTCGATAATTATCGCGATGAAGAGAAGGAAGACGTTCTGGGAAACTAACTGAAGTTCTTCGATACCACATCAAACATCCCCAAAAACGCCATCGCGAATGGCTCTCAAAATTAAAAGAAGAGGGGATTAAGAAAAAGGGACCTGAGTCAGAGGTAGACGCAGATATCCCTACTGTATTGCCGGAGGGGGCGTGGCTGTGGCGCTGTTTTGTTTTGTTAGGCTCTCATCGAGTCTCAAATGAGAGTGGCCCACAGCCAATTTCTTTAGCAGACGTTTACGCGATGTGCGTGATCGAAGAACTTGATGGTGCTGATTCTAGATACTTGCTCGATGTCGTACATGAACTTGATGCGATTTATATCCGCGAAATGTACGAAAAAATCGCAAAGGATCGGGCAAAAAGTCAGAAGAAAACGCAAAGTGCGGCTAGGGGCAGGGGACGGCGCTAAGTGGCAGATAACCTACAAATTGAGATCGATGTAAACGCTGCGAGAGAGGCCCTTAAGTCTCTCACGCAGAGTTTCACTACGTTTCAAGCAGAAGCCACTACACAGGTTTCCGGTGTAAGTAAGGTCATCTCACGTTTGAATGCGCAAATGCGTAACATTCAAGCGATGAATCCTGCGGCGCTTTCATCCCTTACTCAATTCAACCAAGCAGTGGCGAACTTACAGACAGGTAATCTGACTGCGGTTGCGGATGCGATGTCGCGTTTCAACGGTACAGCGGGCGGCATTCAAACTTCCGCAGATGCCGTCAAAACACTATCCACACACTTACAGGGTCTACAAGCTCCTGCGGGCGTGGAACGCATGAGCGTATCTTTTCGTGGAATGGGTTCTGCTGCACAAACAACCTCCGCACAAACAAAGGCTTTGGGCGCTGCGCAGCGTGAGATAGCGCGAGACATTCAAAACATCGGTAGAGAAGTTATCAATACAGCCGGTTACATGCTGAATATGGGTGTTACCGTTGGTAATCTCGGCTCCGCGCTTACGAACCTGTCGAAGAATGGGCAATCCGCCGCACAAGTCTTCGGTTTACTCCAAGAAAAGTTCGGCAAGTTGGGTGCGGCTGGTATCGCTCTTGGCGCAGCAACGATGGCTCTTAAAGGTCTCTATTCTGCGGCCAGCGCTGTTATCGAGCCTCTGATACGAATCGGTACTGTATTCGATAACTTCAAACTGGCTATCGATGCGATTGATGGTTCTGGAGCGGGCGCGAAAACACTTACGGAACTGCAAGGGATCGCTAGTCGAACCGCTATGGATATCGAAGTTCTAGCGAAAAACTTCGTAGGCTTCCGTGCGGCTGCGGAATCTAGTGGTATGACTATGGATCAAACTCTCAGAATTTATGAGGGAATGTCTGTGGGTCTTCGTGCGTTGGGCGCTGACTCAATGCGAACTGAAAAGGCTATGATCGCTCTTACGCAGATGATGTCTAAGGGCAAGGTCATGGCGGAAGAGTTGAAGAACCAGTTGGGTGACGCTCTTCCCGGCGCTGTCACATACGCTGCACAAGCGATGGGTAAAACAACGTCAGAACTCCAAGCAATGATGGAGTCTGGTAATCTGTTGGCTAGAGATTTCTTGCCTAAGCTCGCAGAGTTTATGCAGACTAAATTCGGCGATGCTGTTGCTCGTCAAGCCAAGACTGCGCAAGGTCAAATTAGTCTTCTCGCGAACAATATTAAAACACTTCAAGCTACTGTTGCTAGCGGCTTCAGTGGCGGCGTCATGCAGGGCTTCGCTCGTGGTATGATGGAAGTGAACGACGCGCTAGCTAGTTCCACCATTAAAGCCTTTGCAGCGGCTGTTGGTGAATTGATGGGCATCATCACTGCAATCGTTACAGGTGCCTTCGGCGGTTTCATTCAGGGGCTGACGGCTATAGGTGACCTAGTTGGTGGATTAATATCTTTGTATAAGCCTTTTGGGGAAGTACTTTCTTCGATCAGCGCTTTCCTAGAGAAGAATGCCGTTGTTATGGGCCTTGTTGCAGGAGCCGCTAAAGCACTTGGTGCGTCTCTTGGTATCCTGGCAGGCGGATACGTTACACTTAAAGTTGGTACACTAGCCGTTGCAGCGGCTACAGGTCTATGGCAAGCGGCGCTTGGTCGCTCGACGACAACGCAGGTAGCTGCTGCTGCCGCTGCTACGACCACCGCCACAGCCATGGGGGCAACAACCGCCGCTACAGCAACCGCTGGAGCGGCTGCTGGTGCCGCTTCGGGCATGTTCGCGAAGCTTAACGCTGCGATGAAAGCTAATCTAGCTGTCGTGATCGCTTCCGCCATTGCGGGCATCGCCATTACTGTGTGGGACCTTATTGGTGGCCTAAAAGGGCTAACTGATTTATGGGGGAAACTAACTGGTAGCCAGACTGCGGCTGTACAATCTACAACCACGCTGCAAACCACGCTGCAAAAACTTGTTGATACAGCCGCTAAAACCCCAGAAGTTCTTGCGGATAATGCTCTCAAATATTTTGATTTTTCCGAGGCACAAAAGAGAGCGAAGCAAGAAACGGAAATGCTGGATATGCAGCTGAAAGAGCACAATGACGCTATGAAGGAGAGTCAACGTGCTATGGAGGAGGATAAGCGCGCTCGCCAAGAATCAATCAACTCCCTCAAAGGAGAGAAAGATGCGTTACAAGCAAGAATCTCTTCAATAAAGGAAGCAGATAAAGCCTTCAGAGGGAGCGCTGGTTCTACGTCAGCACTAGGCATCGAAGCTAGTCGTCTGCAAGACAGATTGAACGGCTTAAACGCAGACATTAAAGGCGCGACAACTGACCTGGAGAGATGGTCCCTTCAGCAGAAGGATGCTGCGGGCACTTCGGATGCACTTGGCCAACGTTTGAAAGAGCAGCGCGAATCCATGAAACAGTGGGGCGTGGGACTCACTGACGCGGGTGTGGAATTGGCCAAAACGATGATGCAGTTTGGCCGAACAAAAGATGAGGCGGCACAGCTGGCCTATGGCATTGAGCAGGCCACACGTTCGTTTGCCGACTTGGGCAACGAAATGGAGAATCAAAGTAAGAGGCAAAACAGCTTCGCTGACTTCTTGGATAAACAAGTCAAAGCTATCGAAGACAACGTTAAATCGCAAAAAGACCAAGTTAGACAAACTGGCGAAAGCATTAAAATGTCTGATCGCTACGGTGCGTCTATGTCAGTTATGGCTGAAAAGCTTAAAGGCATGTCAGCGGAACTCCGCACGCAAGCAGCTATAAATGAAGCTGTTGGCAAAGCTATGCAGGGACAAGGCGATTACATAACAAATCTCGACGGTGCGATTGATGGTCTAACCGATAAGTACGGTTTGAATATCGACAAAACAAAGTTCCAAGAGATGGCTACGAAACAGTTGAGTGAACGTCTCAAAGAACAATTCAGCGTAGTTGATAAAGCAGCTGAATCTACAGAAAAACTAGGAGATAAAGCGAAGACAACTGCCGAAAAAATGGCAGAAACCGAAAAAGCGACAAAGGCCGCAGCGGAGAATGCTGAAACCGTCGCTAAAGCCATGGACAACTCGTCTGGTTCATTTGAGAAAGCAAACGGCGTTCTCGGCACGATTGCAGGCAGCATGAAAGTGTTTGCGGATAGCGTGTCTTCAACAGGCCTGTCTCTTCCACCTACACAGGCTTCGCTGGACGTGTTCAGTGATAGCGTTGTGCGCTTGTCTGAATCTCTACCTTCTACGAATGAATCACTGGCAGGTTTCAACGCACAGATAACACCACTTAGCACGCAGCTGCCGATAATTGCTCCGGCTCTGGCTTCTATGGCACAATCTCTTATTTCTGCCGCTGAACCCACAGCGGTATTCTCAGCAGCACTTGCTAAGATACCGGAAACAGCCCCAGGTATTGATGCCGCCCGTACGGCCATGGAGCAAATGGTTGTGTACTTGCGTGACGCACAGCCTGATTTCGAAACGGCTGTTAAAAATCTGTCGGCACTCGCAGAAACAGGGACACCTGTGAAAGCAGGTTTCGAAGCTGCTGTCGCAGGTGGAAGCGCATTCGTTGATACTTTGGATAGTATTCTCTCCGCGCTCAACACCGTTATTCAGCGTATGGTGGATTTGAAACAAGCTGCGGAAGAAGCCTTGAAAGCTGCGCAAGCAGCTTCCAATTCAGGCGGCGGGGGCGGCAATGAGGGACAGCGTGAAGGCGGTTATTCGGAGGAGAATCTGTACAAATCCTCTGCTATCACTGGATCGAAGCATTTGACTAATGCTCCCCAATTCGCCGAAGGTACATCGAATACATCGCGCTACCTGTCTAAACTGCCGGGTGGTGGTATTCCGAGTATTCTGCATCCGAATGAAGCCGTCATCCCGCTTTCAAAAGGACGAAAGGTACCTGTCGATTTGAAACTTGATCCTGTTGTGGTGGATTCATCTACGACGCTGGATACGCGACCATTTGAGCAGATCGCTCAAGGGCTCAACAATCTCAATAGCACCATTGAACGTGGACTAACTACGACAACTTCTCCAACTGTTAGTCAATCACAAGACTTGACCGCGCCTACCGTTAACGTTACTAATAAAATCGAATGGCCGGGCGTTCAGCCTATTTTTGCAGGGGACGGTTACGGCACATTCGGTAATCCGGCTGACCTATCCATGCATGGTTCAAGCGGCGGCACGAACATGGGCGGAAGTACAAGCAACAACACAGGCACATCTGGAGGGGATTCATCTGGTGGACCTTCTTCTGTTACCATCAACATCGACATCAACTTGGGGAACGTACAAGACGTGGATGGCTTCCGTAGATCAGAAGACCAGATCGTAAGAAGCCTTGCTGAAAAAATTAAGCGAGCAACACGTCGTGTTCAGTAATACTCATGGCACAACTCGTATGCGAAGAACGGAACTCTGGGCCTTACTGTAGTGATAAACGGCTAGAGACTACCGATCCAGAGAAGCAAGATTGCATCAAACAAGCGATGCTTTCTTGCTGTTCAGAGGTGTGGAAAAGTCGCAACAATCTTTTGGAGCAAATGCCCAAGTACATTGGGCTTCGTCACCCCACGGAAGGAGACTCCGGGGAGGTTATGGCTCCTCTAGATGATCTCCAGTGCTACGATGATAGCTGCCTAGACTCTCTGTTGAAGTGCTATTGCACGGGGCTGTCCGCTTTGGCATGTACGGCTTGTGATTCAATAAGTGGGACGAGCGGATTAGTTCCGGAGGACCCAGAAGAAGAGCCAGAGCCGAGCGTACTAGATTACAATCCTATTACCTTTTCCGACACAAACGCTTTTATCCCCATCGCTTTTGGAACCGTACTTCTTGGTGGAAACATCATCTGGATCACGGAAGCGCGATACGATACACAAAACCGCCCTGTTATTGATTTTGCGGTGGGTGTTAGTGAGGGTGTGATGGAGCAGGTTCTTCGCGTGTGGATCGGAGAACAGCTTGTCCTAGATCGAACGTCCAGCGGCGCAACTGCTTCCTCTTACGCGAAAGATTATGGATTCACCGCTACACTCCTGAAGGGTAGTGAATCTCAGTGTGTATATCAAAAAATGCTAACCACTTTTGGTAAGACGCCTGCGTATCGGGGTCTGGCGGTTGTTTACTTTGAAAACTATCCTATCAACGGCATTGATGGACGCATGCCTGATATACGGTTGGAGGTAACAACTGTAGCATCTGCTGGGGGCGCGGCGTGGGAAGATACGAGCGTAGGGGCTACGGCTTTTGCCTACAACGATGTCTCTAGACGTATCGTCGTTACAGACGGTGCGGGTATTTCTGTAAGAGATGACATAAATACCGCCGTCTTGTGGGAGGACAGCAGCGCAATAAATGCAAAGTCCGTGGCGATGTCTCCTGATGAAGATTTAACGTATCAGCGCGACGATGGAATGATCCTTTTCCGTTACGCGGAGTGTAGAGATGTTATGTCTACGATTCCTGAAGGATACAGTGTAGAGGGATCGACGGTTGCCCGCGTGCCTGGAGAATTCTTTGATGTACGTGTGGTGGGCACACGTGAAGGAAACACTTTGCGTGCGTATTACGCTGACAGAAACGCCGCTGCTTTGTCCCTGTTTACGTCTTGGACTAACTCAAATATTGTTTCGTACAAAACGATAGGTATCATTCAGAATAACGGCGCATCCGTGAATCCAGTCCACTATATCGTTGGACTGGGGCAATCCGACGTGGATAACACTGTTTATGTCGATACGTACCGTTTGCAAAATCCAGCAACGACAGAGTTTCTTAGTTCCGATTCTTGGCTCAACACCGCAATACCAATCACGGACTGGGGACTGTCCAGTGATAGCGTTATTACGAACGTCGTGCATATACGGCAATTATCTGCGCTGTTGCTCTTCATCAAATCAGCTGGTCGAAATGTCGCTGTTCTTTTGAACCCATTAGCTCCAGGTGCTGTTACGTGGGTTGCTGACATTATTGATTCTCCTTTAGGCGTGCTGGGTTCGGTTGATTCCGGGACGAGTTATTCCTTCCTGGCAAACGACGTAATGTATTCAATTAATTTGTCCACAGGACAACTGACAATATTTTTCGACATAACTTCTCAAGGTGCACCAGCTTATACAGGAATTGCACAGCACTACGATAACGAAGTTTCTGTTCTCAACTATACGATTGCAGGGAACACGCTCGGTAAAGTTAGACCGGGAAGATATACAGGCGATGCCGTTACGTTGGAGTACGTCATTCGTTCAATCTTAGAGCGCGGCGGTCTAAACGAAACGCAATATGATCTTTCCGGATTAGGGGGTATAACCACGGATGGTTACGCCATCACGGAACAGACAAGCGCAGCAAACGCAATAGCGGACTTGTCGCAGTTCTACCATCTTGGTTTGGTGGAAAGCTCTCGCGGCGTGCGTGTAGCCACTTTAGGCTCGTCCAGCACCATCAACGTCAACACGGCTGACTACAGTGCTTCCTATCTGAAAAAGCGTTTTGCTGAAAAAATCGATCAAGTAAATTTCGTAAGAGTGCTTTATCTCGATAAGAACAAAGAGTACGCACCGGCTTATC